GCCTTCGTGACGATGTTGTAGCGGTTCAGCACCGTACCTGACACGAGGTTGTAGACGAAAGGATTGCGCGTCGTGTTGTTGCGCATATCGACCGCCATGCACGACCCCGCCGCGTGGGCGTTGGGAGACGGGGCGACTTGCGCCCACATCAGACGATCAATGACCTTTTTGAACGTGTTTGCCATGTGCTACCTCAAGTGATTCGCGCACGGACGGTTGACGACCATGCGGCAAGGTTCTGCCCAAGGACTTGTATTCGACCTTGCAGCGTGTCGATGGTGGAAAGGTTGGTGACCGTTGAGACTGTCGTCACAGTCGTGACCGTGCCTACCGTCGTGACAGTCGGCAACGTGCCGGTAATACGCAGCGCCTGTAGCGACTTGTCGTAGCCTTGCGGGGCGTTCAAATAATTCAGAATGCGCGTCAGCAGCAATTGCGAATCAACGTCGGTGACTTCCAGCGTCCCGACTGCGCCGATGTCTACCGGCAGCGGGTTTGACGAGCTGACACCGACGAGGTTGCCGCCCGAGTTGAATCCGATGTAGTCGGCAGACCCCGGTACACCCGCGCCCGTGGCGCTTGCTGCGGCGTTACCAGCAGATGCGCTTGAAACTGTCCCAACCGGGGTGTACAGCGTCCAAGCAGGAATGGCGTAGGCGTTCGGCGTACCCGACCCCGTGTCGCGGTAAACAAACAACTGACCGGTGCCATCGACAAACACCGTGTCGGACAGACTCCCACCGCCGCCGCCACCGCCTCCCGTAGTGGGCAGTGGGTTGCTGCTGGTTATCGGATTTCCGTTTTCGTCCAGTAACTCTGTACGGAAATCAACTATGCCAGTCATTTACAGACCCTCGATCAAAGCCTTGTGCTTGGCGATGATAGCGTTCTTGGCAGTAATGGCGTCCTGTTTGGCCGCTTCAGTCTCAGTCAGAGCCTTGGCAAGATCGGCTTCTTTCGCCTGCAGACGCGAGGCAAGGTTAGTCAGTTCCCTTTCCTTGGCGTCGAGTTCAGTAGTGCGTTCGTTGGCTTTCTTGACCGAATCGTTGGCTTTCTTGGTCGTTGCCTTGGCATCAGCAAGCAACTTGTCAGCGGCCAGTCTAGCTTCTTCCAAGACCTTATCAGCTTCCGCTTTGGCTTGCCGTTCTGTATCAGAGGCAAATTTATTGGCCTCTTCAAACTTGCTGCGGGCCTCAGCGTTCAACTTTGAAGCCTGCTCTCGCAGAGCCAGAATATCAGCGGCAGGACCGACTGCTTCAACGTATCGCTGATTTTCAGCGATCAAAGCTTGGAGTTCTTTGACTTTGGCTGTGTAGGCTTTGGAGTCCGTAACAAGCGAAATAAGGTCAAAAAGTTGATTCGCGCCACCCGAAACAGTGCCAGTAATGTCGCGAGCAATACTCATGACAAGCCTCCGCCACCCGCTTGGATGATCGTGAAGATTGCAGTGCCGGTTCCCGAGTTCCCAACAATCCGAATGCCCGTGACCGGGTAAGCGATGTTACTGTCCTTGGTTGCCGTCTGAGCAGTGAGCGACGGATGGTCCACCCAGTTTCCAGTTGCCGGGTTGTAGTCCGTTGCAAACACGTTGTCGAAGGTGTACTGCACTGTGTAATTGATCGTACCCGACACACGAACCGACAACGCGACGTTCATGGGCGAGACGTAGTGATCCGGCGTATAAACACCGGATGTCTGCGTACCTTTGATACTGAGTACTGCTGGTCTCATGGCAGCACCCGATTAAGCGGAAATTACAACGACACCATAGGTGGCTGCACCGGGGGTGACACCCGCAGCCGTAATGTTCGACGCCCTGACGGACACAGTGTTTGCCGCCGATACGAAAGCGTTGAATACGATGCCCGCAGTCGGGGCGGCAGGGAGCGCCAAGATAACCTCATCTCCCACCGCAGCGCCCGATACCGTAAAGGTCTGCGTGTTCTGAGAAACCGCAGCAATCAGGGGGAACGTCAGGGTTCCCGAAGTGGAAAGAACCTTGGTGATGGTGGCACCGGAGCCAGTAATGAAGCCATTCTGGGAAACTACCGGGCCGCTAAACGTAGTACGAGCCATTGCAAATACCTCACATGCGAGTTGCGCTTGCCAGTCTGCATGTCGTCAGTCGGGGCTGTCTGGCAAGCAATTTTTCCCGATACCCCTGTATAGCACTAAAAAAGAGGGGCCACAAGCCTCTAGGTAACCTGTGACCCCCCTCCTCGCCATTTAGCTTATTGAAAAGCTATCAGGACGAACCGGGCGATGCGAACATTCCGAGCGGGTCACTCCAGCCGAAACTGTACCTCTCTCGGCTCTTGTAACGTACGTTGCCGGTGTCGAAGTCTCCATCCATCGAGTTCGCCAGCGGCGAACGGACAAAGTGCTTCATGCCATTCGGAACGTCCGTGGTCAGGAACCACGCATTGGCATCAGTCAGGTAGTGGTTGACGGTATAGCCGCCCGGAATCGACCCCAGCGCCTTGAGAGCGTTGATGTCGTTATCCGCAGTCGCCACACGAAGCTCCGTGTCGAGGAGACGCTTCGCAACGAACATCAGCGCCGGGGGCACGATGAGCTTACGAGGCTTCGCCGCGATCAGGAGACCACGCTCGTCGGTCCAGCCAGCAATCTGAATCACCGCAGCCTCAAGCGAAGTCTCGTTGAGGTCTGAAGCCGTCAGACGGTTGCTGTTGGTACCACCCGAGATCAGCGGATGTGCAGCCGAGAACAGCGGCTGTCCGTCACCACCCGTGTAGGCAGCAGAGAAGCCGTTGTTAAGGACCGACGCCGCCTTGACCTGCTTCGTGTACGCCATCGCTCGGGCGAGCGCCTTGGTATATCGCTTGGACAGCGAATCGTACAGGTTGTCTTCAACCGCTTCCTCCGTGATGGCGAAGCCGAGAGCAATGGTCTCGTGGTTGTAACGGGCAGTCCAAGCTTCCTGCGCGTTGTCGTACTCGATAGCCTGACCTTCAGGCTTTACCGGAGCAGCGGAGAACCCGCTGAGCTTGGTCTCTTCTTCAAAGGAACGCTCGGAAGTCTCGGTGTCGTAGATTTCCTTGTGTTCCTCACCATACTGCTTGTACTCAAGACCGAACAGGGCGTTCAAACCCGGAAGCAGTTCCTTGAGCAGTTGTGCGCGTGAAATAGCCATTTTTTACTGCTCCTATTAGGCGGTTACACTGCTGTAGTAGCCGTGGGTGAGGACATTCATCTTGACCAACACCTCCGGATACACAGTGAACACGATGGAAGATGCCGCCGGGATAGCCGTTACGCCGCCCGGAACCGCAATTGCCGCATTCAGCGTGACCGCCGTATCACCCGCAGCCGCAGCCGCAGTGACAAACGAACTCGCCTGAATAAGCTGACCGTTTGCGGCTACATAAGCCACGCTCGTACCCACCGGAATCGCGGCAGGAAGCCCCGTTCCCGTAAGGGTGATTGCCGTGCCGCTCGATGAGCCGGTAGCCGGAATACTATACGAGGTCTCGCTCACAACACCCACACAACGAACCGGGAGGATCGTCGAAACAGGAGTCGCAGTCGGGGCAAGGATCGCGTTGGCCGAATTGCCGGTATTCGCCGAACCCGTGTTGTTGATGCACGAGAGGTTGGTACCAACCATCGCCATAGCGCCCGAAGCCAAGGTCGTGCCCGACGAGCAGACCGCCGCCTTGAAGACGGTATCCGGATCGTCACAGACATACGCCACCGCATCACCAGCCTGCGCCGAAGCGGGCCAGTACTGCGAGAACGTCTTCTGCTTGGTGAGCGGGTTAGTGTAGGAACAGCCCAAGAAAACGCCCGTCACAGCGTTCGACGAGGTCGTAGCCCCAATCGAAGCGCGAGTGACAAAGCCACGGGACAGCACGACAAAATCGCCATAGAAAATGTCCGTGGCGTAGGCGTACTGGATCGGGTACTCGCGGGTGGACCCCACGAACACCTGACCGCCGATCAAATTGATCGGTTTCAGGCCATACGGCCTGTCAACGGTAGGATATGCCATTTGTTACTCCAAAAAAGTTTATTTACCCTTACCGAACGACGTAGTCGATCTGCGTTCATTGAACAGCGGCATTCGCTCGTCATTCAGCCTCATGAAGTTGTTGTCTACAGACTGAATCTGCGCCTTTGACTGCTGGGCGTAATACGCATCACGCTGCTTCATCAAATCAGCAGGAGCCTTGCACAACAACAGACCACCGATCTCGATATTCCCCTTGAATTTGGAGTTCGGATCGGCAACGTGCATCAACTCCGGATGGTCTTCGGCCTTCACAGGCTCCCAACCTTCACGAAGTTTTGCGGAAGTATTCGACGGATCAGCAACACCCATCGTACTAGTCCGGATATATCGAAAGACCCAACCCGGCTGTGGCGCAGGGGCCGGAAGCGTCTGAGGTGGGGTCCAAGTTTTTACGCGCTGCGCGGATTCCCGATTTTCGAGTTCACGTGCGAGTCGATTCTCAGCCATTTTAGTTAGCCTCCAGTTTCAGAACTTCTCGTGCATATTGCTCGTTGCTCAGTCCAAATTTCTTGGCGATAGCAACTTGAGTTGGAGTCAGGCGTACCTGACGTGGCGCGGTTGCCCGCGTTACCGGAGCCACTACATTGGCTGGTTTCGTGCGAGTAGGCTTATCAGCCTCTCTCGTTTGAGTCTGCTCTTCACCGAAAGACTCGGGGAATCGCTTCCTCATTGTCGCGTTAACTCGGTCGTAGTATTCGTCGCTACGCGGATCGACTCCAGACCGGACCAATTTCTCGTGCAGTCCCAAAGCGAGGGCGGTCATCTCCTCGTCTGTGCCAAACCACGGATTATTCTCTTTCCACGCTTCCGCTTTTTGATCGACAGCGGGCTGAGATACCGTGGGCACTTGGTACTGTTGTGGCTGTTGTACTACTGATTCCTCTTCTTGTAAAGAGGGCCGGAAATTTTCGTACTGCTTGATCCGGAACTTGGCTTCCGTCAAAGCCTCTTGGGCGTCGGTGATCTTCTCCGCATCCCCGGCTTCGTATGCCTGCTTCAGACGCTCCTTGGCTACAGCGAGTTCATTGGTCGCCGCCTTGGTGACCTCCTGCACATAAGCCTTCTCGCCATTACCGAGACGCTGTTTAAGCTGCCGGTTCTCCTGCTCTCGCTGGTTGGCAACGGTCAACTGATACTGGGCGAACCGAAGGGCTTCTTCCTTCTCACGAGCAGCGGCTTCCTTGGCACGGCGTTCATCGTGCCAGACCTTCTTCATCTGTGAGAGGCGCTTCTTGACCTTGTCGGAATACTCCTCAAGGTCGTCCTTCTCCAGTTCCTCCACTACCTCTCTAGGCAGCGGGACGCGCCCGCGATCCTGTGGCGGGGTATCGTCTTCGATCTTGATCTCAATCTCAGGTTCAGCCTGCGTACCAACTTTTGCTTCAGGCTGCTCATGCGGAAACTTGAATTCTGTCTGTTCGGTCATGGTTTACTCCTTATGCGCGGCGGATTCCACGGGGGTCTTGCACCACCGCTTCCACCGTATCGTCGTTGATGAGGCGGAACTCTCGACCGTGGATGACCACGCGAGTACCGGAATACGGACGGGTGAGGACGAAATCGCCTTCCTTGCACCACGGACCATCAGGAAATCGGTCCTTGTCCTTGTAGCAGAGGCCGCCCATCTTCACGACAAAGAGAACGACGGTAGTCAGTTCCTCAGTTCGCTTGGTGTCGTCTGCCTTGATGATCCCACCCTCAAACTCCTCCTCTACGTGCGGAACTGCACATAGCATCCGGTAGCCCTTGGGTTCTGGCAGGAGTTTGGCCTTGGCGGCTTCTTCCTGAGTCTTCTGTATGTCGATGCTGCTCATTCTTCCTCCAATCGTTTTGCAAGGTCTTTGATGTATCCGGCTGCGAGATCGAGACCCTGAATCGCTCCGCAAAGTCGTTTGTACTCACCCTCGTCCAATTTGCCTTGGATCAGGCTTTCCACGATCAATGTGCGCTCCTCCTTGAGTTTGGCCTCAAGGTATTCCAGAGCGTTTGAATACGCCATTTACTCCTCCTTCTCTTTGGCAGGCGGTTTTGCCTGTTGTTGCTGCTGCGAACGCTGCTGTGCAGACGCTCGCTGAATTTCTGCGGTGTCCTTGGCTTTGCCAATCTCGACACCGATTCTGACGCCATCACGACGCTGTTCTGCCTTGTGCTTCTCGATGTCCACACCAAGCCGAGCGGCATCAAGCTGCTGGCGACCGGAGATTTCACTCTTGCGAAGCTCCAACTCGTCAGCCTTGGCCGCAGCGTCCATGAGGTCTTTCTGCTTCTTGCGCTCGATCTCAGCCTGCTGAATCTGGGCTTCGATCTGCATCTGCTGGGCTTTGGTCTGCGCCTGAAGCTGCTTGATCTGGAGGTCCATCATCTGCATCTGGACAAGCGGGTCTTGGGCCTGCTGCTGCGCCTGCTGCGCTTGCATCTCTGCGGTGTCCTTCTGGAGGACTCGGGCAGCGGCTGCTGCCGTCAACTGCGACAACTGCGCCTCAAACTCAGGCGGCAGGTCGTACTCCTCGTTGTCGTCCTGCGGAAGCGGGGGCAGGGCAGCGCCCAACTGCTTCTCGATCTCACGCCGGTACTGGAACGCCACATGCTCCATGATGTGCGCCTGAAGTGCCGCCGTAATCTGCTGCGCCATCGGGTTCTGCCCGATCTGCTGAGCAATCTTCGGGTCTTGCCCAAGCGCCATATGGACTGCGATATGGGCCTCGTGGTCCTGATACATGAACGCCTTCATCGGCTTGCCTGTCATCGCATCCATGTTCTCGGTGATGGGATCACGCGGCTTGGCGTCGTCAGGGAGCGGGACGATCTTGTCCGCATTCTTGACCCCCAGCACCTCGATCATCTGCCGGTGCAAGTAGGGCAGGTCATACAACTGAGGCGCAGCCTGCGCCAACTGCATCACCGCCTGATACTGGACTACCTTCTGCGACATCGTCGCCGCGTTCGGGTCCGCGACCGGGATGACATCCACGTTGTCGTAGTCAGCCTTCTTTGCCGACGCCTTGCCCACCTCCGGCTGGTACGAATACTCATCCGGGGTGTTGTCACGGATGATGCCTGCGAGGAGCTTGAACTCCTGCTTCATGGCGTAGTAGATGCGGGCCTGAACAGCCGTCATCACCTTCAGGACACGCTCCAGCACCGCGAGCGTCGTGCCTACCGGGGCTTGGTTCGACATGTCGCTGATCTTGAGGTCGGACACGGCAGCGAACCTGCGGCCTTCCTCCACGATCTTGTCCATCAACGCCGCTAGGGTCTGACTTGGCTCCTTGTAGGGCAGCGGGAGGATGTTGTCCCTGATCGACCCGGAGGGGATGTCCACGTCTCGGAACTCGCCCGGAGAGATGGGTGCGTCGTCACCCTTGATGCGTAGCCCGCGTGTCTTGAGACCGCCCGGAAGGTTGCTGAGGGTTCCCGCATCGACAAGCTGACGCAGGAGCGACGTTGCCGCCTTGGAGTGCCCCCCGATGAGGTGGATGAGGCCGAAGTAGTAGAACCCGAAGCCGGGGATGTACCCGTAGTGGACGAAGTGCTGCCGCTTCTCCTTGAGCTTGTCGTCCTCGCGCCAGTTGCGCCGAATCGAGAGAACCGTACTCGTACCCTTCTCAATCGTGATCACATAGGGCAGCGCCAGCCCGGTCTCGTTGTTGTCTTCATCGACATCCGGGTATCCCGGCAGGTCGTAGTTGACGTGCATCTCAAGCAACTGGAACCGGTCATCCGTCGTGGCAGAAAAGCCCTGATCCTCAGCCTTCTGCTTCTCCACCTCGTCCATCGTCCGGATGGGCTTGCCGAGGTCGATATCGCGGTAGAACCCTGCATACTGAAGCTTGTTGAGTTCGTTCTCCGTCTTCCGCATCCGGTGGGTCACCCGGTCTGCCGACTCCAGATTGGTCGCCCCGTACGGCACGACGATATCTTCAGCAGGGATGTAGACCGCAGTCTGCCGGTTGAGCGTCGGGTCGAAGTAGACCTTCTTGAAGGCGTTGCCCGAGAGGGCCAGAGACAGCAGCATCCGCTCATGCTCGGGGCGGTACTCCTTCATGACCTCGGTCAGTTGGTAGTTCATGTCGTCCGCGACACGAACCGCAGAGTCTTTCTTCTCCGGGGTCTCCTTGCCGATGATCTTGGTCTTCACCGGACCCATTGCCGGGAACGTCTCGATAATGGTCTCAGACTGGAACTTGACCGCGCTCTCCATCAGAAGCGGGTGGAAGATGCCACACGCACCCGCCCACGGCTCGGTCCTCTCCTCGTACCGAATGCCGAGAATCTTCAGCCCCTTGATGTAGGTATCGAGCCAGTCTTTGCGACTTGCGAGGTCTTGATCGTACGCCGAGAGCAATTCGCCCGCGATCCCCATCAGGTCGTTCTCGTCCATGAATTCCGCGAGGTTGGCGTCGAATTCTTCTGCGCGGGGTCTGTCCTTCACCAACTCGATGAGTGCCCCATCCACACCAATCGCGACACTCTCGGGGTCTTCGATCATGATCTCAATCGGTTCCGGGGGAGTCAAAGACTCAAGACCCATCGGAGCCTGCATCAAACTTTTGTCAACGGCCATTCAGATTCTCCTAGTAATACCCGTTACGCTTGTGGCTCTTGAACCACTTCGTCGGCTCAGGCTCATCGTTGGGCAATCGGATAAACCCCCCTTGCCGAAAGCGCAGGAGGGCCAGTGTCGTCGCGTCCACCAAGTCGTCGTGCGTACCAGAGGGGAAGTCGTTGCACTCCTCAGCAACCTCCCACGCCCAACGCCTATCGGGTATCCACACAATACCCGAAGAAAACAGGTCCGTCACCGCATTCACTCGGCTGATCTTGTCCTGTCCCTTGCCGGGGGTGAATTCCCCGACCGGT